GGTGCGGCTGAAATCACTGTTGACGACTTTTTCAAAGCGGCGGCTATCCTAAGAAACAACAAGGCTCCTGGGCCATATGTTTCTGTAATTCATCCATACCAAGCATACCAAATCAAGAAACAAATCACTAATGCTGGTGCTACAATGTCACACAACTTGTCTGACGTTGGTAACGTAGCATTAAGAGATGGTTTCGTTGGTAGACTTGCAGGTATTGACATTTTTGAATCAACTGTAATCAGCGGTGACTCTGCTGGTGCATACGTTGGTGCAGTTATGACACAAGATGCATTAGGATACATGGTTAAAAGATCAATGAGAATTGAAGAGCAACGTGATGCTTCATTACGTGCTACTGAGATCGTTGGTTCTATGGCTTACGGCGTTAAAGAAATCTTTGATGCTTACGGCGTTAAAATCATCGGAGACGCTCAACTTTAATAGGTTGAACTAACTCTTAGTATTCATAACACCTTAAAGGGCGGTAGGCAACTATCGCCCTTTTTTTATCGTTATATCCCTAATATATTGGGGATTGAGCGAAATGCACTAAATAAAACTGTTAACAAACAGATGGTTGGAGAAGGACTCCAAGCATATTATAAAGGACAGTATCCTATGGCAATAACACTTGCGACTATTACAGACGTCGAACAATACGAACCAGATATAACATCATTTGGTATCCCCAATTTTGAAGAAGAAATTACTAAAGCACAGAATGATGTGTTTAGAGATTTACGCATTCGTTGGTGGCCTACCTATGTGATTGGTTTATACGACATCAGAAAACTAAACACTGGACAATCAGAGCCAGATGAAGATCTATACACAGCAAGTCAACTAACCAGAGCCTGCGTTTATAATGCACTTGGGTTTCACATTTATCCAAAACTATCAAAATTTGATGTAGAACAAGATATCTTTGAAAGAAAGATGGAACACTACAGAAAAGAATATGAAAGAGAACTAGACCTAGTAATCCGAGATGGTCTAGAATATGACGCGGACAGTAGTGGAATAGTTGACGATTCAGAAAAATCTACGACAAACTACCTCCGCCTAAAAAGGTAGTAGGGTATGTCGAATAGAGAAGATATTACTTCCAACATAATAGATGTTTTAGGGGATATGGAAAACCCTAAGGTTAGATTTGTTACACGTGAACCATTTGACGTGGATAAACTTGCCTTAACACAATTTCCAGCACTTCTAGTAACAACAGGCAATGAAACCCGTGAAGAAAACACAATGGGTGGTAATCGTCGTTCGGTATTAGAAGTCAACATAAGAGGTTTTGTGCGATCCGATGGACGCCAAGGATTTGTTCAAAGTGTTGATCAAAAACGTAATGAATTGATTGAACGCATTGAAGAAACACTAAACACAAACAGAGATAGAGAACTAAATGCAACAAGAGCCGCAACAACACACGTTACGACAATTGAAGTTATAGACAGAAATCCACCATTGGGTGAGTTTAATATGATTGCACAAGTTCGCTATTCATTTACTAAAGGAGCAGTGTAATGGCTGAAGTAAAATATATCAAAATGTGGAAAGACGGATCCTTTGAATTAATCGAAGAGGATCGCGTAGAAAGATTTCTTGCAACTGGTTGGAGTAAAGACCAAACAGTAGCAGAAAAAAAGTCACCGGCAAAAAGTAAGAAAAACAAAATTACTGCCAACGCCCAAGTGACTTCAATTAAAAAAGAAGAAATTGAAGAAGAGTGGGATCCACTATCAGGAGAAGATTGGGCAGATTCAATTGAGTCTGTTTCAGCACCTGAAGGTGAACGCCTTTCAGATATCGAATCTAAAAACACTAACGAGGAGAACTAAAAATGGCAACATATACAGGCGAGTTGGGAAAAGTTGACATCACTTCAGATGATTCAGCAGGTCTAACTACTATCGCAGAAGTTCGTTCCTGGACAGTTGAACACACTAAAGATGTGATTGAAGATACTACCATGGGCGATGCGGCGAGAACTTATAAATCAGGTTTGCATTCATTTACTGGATCAATGGAAGTAGTTTATGACGATGGTCACACATCGGCTTCTAACGCTTTCAATCCAGCACAAGATGGTGCACTATCTGTTGAATTTTGGCCAAGCACAACTGGCGGTGAAAAATTTACAGGATCTGTGATTGTAACTTCTGTTTCAAGAACAGCATCATTTGACGATTTAGTAACTGCAACTGTGAACTTCCAGGGAACTGGGGCTTTAACAGCACAAAGCGTATAATAGGAATATTATATGTTAAAATTTGTGGTTCGAGGCACAAACAACGCTATGAGGAGTCTTGAAAGAGAAAAAGATTCACTGATGGCAAGAGTGGCTGAAGATATTAAACAAGTGGCGATACAAAAAACGCCAATTGATCAAGGTAGAGCGAGACGTGGTTGGCGACTCGAAAATATGTTTCGTGAGAAACGTATTGCTAACCGCGTGCCCTACATCGACTACTTAGAAAACGGTCATTCAAAACAAGCACCAAATGGTATATTAGGGCCTACCATTAGGGAGATATCAAAGAAGAGATATAAATGAGTAACGTTTTAAAAAACGCAACAGAACACTTTAAAGGCAAACTATCAGGCGAACTAAAGAAACTTCCTGTTCCAGAATGGAAAACGGATATTTTTTACAAAGAAGCACATCCATTTGCTGTTGAATCAAAAATTATTGAACTTCAACAAGCAGGTAAAACGGTTGAGGCACTTGTAGAGTCAATTATTTTAAAAGCAAAGGATCCAGAAGGAAAACCTTTGTTTAATAAGTTTGACAAAAATACGTTAATGCACGAAGTTGATCCAACAGTTCTAATGAGAATTGCCGCAGTTTTAAATTCTGCAACCACTGAATACGAGGCTGTAGAAAAAAACTAAGAGAGGACCCTGAACTACAACTCATTGTGCGTATTGCAAAGGAGTTGGGGAAAAGCATAGAAGAAGTTATGCAATTCAGTGTCCTGGAAATAAACATTTGGGCCGCATGGTTCAAATTAGAAGCGGAGGCAAGCAAACGTGGCACAACAAATAGTAGAAATAAGGGCCGTCGATAAAACAGGTCAGGTTTTTGCTAACATAAACAAAAACCTTAGAGGTATTGAAATCAATACCAGTCGTATCGGCAAAGGCTTTGGTGGATTACAAAGCAAGATACTTGCAATAGGTAGTGCCATCGGTGCGGCGTTTGGAGCCAAAGCAATTCTTAAAACAGCATCTGATGTTGAACAATTAGGTGTTAGATTCCAATTCTTATTTGGTAGCGTGGAAGAAGGTAATAAAGCATTCCAAGCCATGTTGGATTATGCTGGTAAGGTTCCTTTCACACTACAACAAATTCAAGCAGGTGCAGGAAGTTTAGCGGTTATTTCAGATAACGCCGAAGAACTTTCTAAGAATATGCAAATCGTTGGTAACGTGGCGGCGGTTGCGGGTCTTGACTTTGCAACAACGGCAAACCAAATACAAAGAGCATTTGCAGGTGGTGCCGCGGCGGCTGAAATATTCCGTGAAAGAGGTATTCTTGCACTATTAGGATTCCAAGCGGGTGCCAAGGTAACAGCGGCAGAAACTGCCAAACGTTTTGAAGAAGTGTTTGGTAAGGGTGGTAGATTTGAAAATGCCACACTTGCATTGGCAAATACCTATGAAGGTGTCTTGTCAATGATTCAAGATAAGATATTCAAATTTACACTTGCACTTGGTAATCAAGGTGGATTATTAAATTTTGCTAAAGGTATACTTGGAACTCTTGACCAAATACTAACAGAACAATTTGGATCAATTGAAAAGTTTGCTGAATTAGCCGGAAGAAGAATTATTGAGGTTGTTCAACAATTTGCAATAGGTGTTGCAAGAATTGCCGATCTAGTAACTCCAGCATTCCAATTGGTTGCTGAAGGTATTAATGTATTAGTAAATTTTGTAAATGCACTACCTCCAATGATTAGGGAATTTGGTATTATTGGATTCTTCTTGCTAGGACCTAAGTTTAAATTGTTATTGGTTGTTGCCGCGGGATTATTTGATAAAATTCTTGATCTAATTGGATTTGTTGTCAAGGGTGCTGAAGGACTTGCAAACAAGGTAGTTGATGCGGTCAATGTTGTCTTGGGTGGAATAAACAAGGCAAGAGCATTTGTTGGTAACGATCCTATACCATTGCTTGAAAGATTTACATTTGGCGGAGACAGTCCTGATCATTTCAAAAATATGGTCAAGGATGGCTTTGGGGATCTAATGAAAAGTCTTGGTGCTACAGAACAAGAAGCGGGTAAACTTGAAACCGTTGTAATGAAGTTTTTCAGTGCCGTTGACCTTACAATTGAACAACAAGCAAAATTAAAAAAGAAAATAGAAGAAACTATTGCGGCATCAAGAGGTGTAACACCCGAACAGTATAAAGTTAATGAGGCAATGGCAAAAACTGTTAAATCAATACAGGATCAAAGCGACAAAATTAAAGGTTTAACAACAGATCAAAAGGTTGCATTAGAATTAGAAAAACTTAAGGTTGATGAATTATTAGGACAGGTCAAAGCCAGCGATGATATTAAAAATGCCAAGAGACAAGAAATAGAAGATCTAGTAAGAGCAAACATTTTATTAGAACAAAGAAAAGAACTAGAAGCGGCATTGGGTGGTTTAGGTGCAGGCTTTGAAGATTTTGATCCTGAAAAACGCAGACAAGAAGAATTACAAAAACTTATTGAGCAAGGTGTTCAAGATAGGGTTCTTACAGAAGCACAAGGTCAAGCGGCCATTGAAAGAATTAAACTTGAAAGTGCTAGAAGACAAAAAGCAATTGAAGAACAACGCATTAAAGAAACAATTGATCTAATTAAAAAAGGTCAAGCAGAACAGGTTGATTTTGACAAATTAACAAACAAAGAACGAATGAGTGTTGCTATTGGATTTGGTAAAGACATACTAGGACAGTTAGCACAACAAAACGAAAAAGCATTCCAAATACAAAAAGCACTTGCTATTGCTGAAGCATTAATTCAAGCAAGAGCGGCTGTGGTTAGTGCATATAAATTTGGTAGCACATTCGGTGGACCTATTGGAGGTGCCATATTTGCGGCGTTGGCTGTTGCGGCAACGGCGGCACAGATCAGTGCAATTAGAAATACACAATACACAGGACCAAGAGAAAAAGGTGGACCTGTTGGACCAAATCAAACTTACCTGGTTGGAGAAGGTGGACCAGAGTTGCTAAAAATGGGACCACAAGGAGGAACAGTTGTTCCTAATAATCAATTAGGACAACAACCGGTATTGGTAAACTTTAATATAACAACAAATGATGCTAGAGGGTTTGATGAACTTCTTGTAGAAAGAAGAAGCACAATCGTTGGTATCATTAACCAAGCGATGAACAGTCGCGGTAGAACAGGGGTAACGGCGTAATGGCATACATAGGAAATTTTCCAACGGATCCGGGTTTTAGAGCGGCACGTTTTAGACAACAAACTCTAACAAAGAAAACAGAAACAGCAAGTGGTAGAACTGTAAGGGTTACAAATTCAACAACCATTTGGAAGGGTGTGCTTACATTTCCTGCAATGGATCTAACAGAATTCAAACCAGTTCAAGCATTTGTGGCACGTTGCCAAGGTCCTTTAAATGAATTTGATATTGTTATTCCAACCATATCACAGACAACCAGTGCTTATGCAAATCAGGTAATGATTGCCAACAGTGATGCCAGTGCAGGTGCAACTTCAATTGACTGTTACACAGAGAATGGTGGATCTCCACTTGCAAGTGTTGTTGTATTGAAGGCGGGTGATGTAATACGTTTTTATAATCACACAAAAGTTTATATGGTAACCGAAGATGTTACAACCAATGGTAGTGGTGTTGGTGTTATCAATTTCCAACCCGCATTGGTAACAGCGGTGCAAGGCAATGACAGTGGTGGACAACTTATTACTGTTAATAATGTGCCTTTTAGAATGATATTGGCAAATGACATACAGGAATTTGCCTACAGAAATGATGGTGTTGTAGAATACGAAATTGATGTGCAAGAGGTATTGTAATGACAAGACAGTTAAGCAATGTCACACAAACGTTTTTGGCCAGGGATGCTCTTGTATCCTTTGTTCTTGTTGAAATAGGATTATCAACTCCTTATCTAGGACTTAACGCGGCCTATTATACAGATGCACCATTTGACATTGACTATGATACTGATACAGCACCTGATAGTGGTGCTAACACATATCAAGCACAGGGTAACTTCTTGGGCATATCGGAATCGCAAGAAAACTCAGAACTAAGAATTACATCAATTACAATTTCATTAAGTGCGTTGGAATCAAACAACATAGCATTGTTTGCCAAGTCAGCACAGATTAACCAAACGGTTACAATTTACAGAGCATTATGGAATCAAGCAACTGATCAATTGATATATGACAGTGCTGGTGATGGTCCTATACTAATATTCAAGGGCAAGATTACGGGTTACACAATCGCCGATGCAAGAGACACGGCGGAACTTGCCATACAGGTAGACAGTCAATTTTCAAACTTTGAAAAAGTAAATGCAAGAAGAACAAACACGGGCAACTTTCAAAGAGAACATCCAACGGACTATTCAATGGAATACTCACACGAAACAATCAACGATATACGCTGGGGCAAGAAGTAATGATAAGAGAATTTGAAGCAAGAGATATAAACCACTGCATTAGTCTTGCAAGAGAACAGGCCATTGAAGCGGATGTGTTAGATGCATTACCAATTGATGATGTGCATATGACAAAAACAATTAAAAATGTTTTGGTGGATCCAAACAATAAATGTTTTGTTGTTGAAGAAGAAGGAACAATAGTTGGTTATGCACTTGTGGGGTTAAGTTACAAGGTATGGAATCCATCTATGTTTGCAGAAGTGTATTTCTTTTTCGTTCATCCATCAATAAGAAACAAATGGATTGCGGATAGTTTATTTGATAGATGTGTAAGTTGGTCACGCGAACAAGGATGTCGTTGGATTGAATGGGGCGTAAGCAATTTTACAAAAGATTTTAAAGGTGCTGAAAAATATTTGGATAGAGCATCAAATTATTTTGAACACAGAGGATGTCAACCCTGCGGTTATAACTTTGTGTTAGACTTGGAGAGAAGCAATGGGTAAGGCCAATCCAATTAAGATTATCAAGGACGTTGTCAAAACGGTTGTTAATGTTTTCAAAAGCATTATCAAGTTCGTTGGTGATATTGTTGGATTTGTTTTCAATCCAATGGGTGCATTTGATACGCCAACAGGCCCTACAAATCCAGAACAGGAAGCACAGGGCGTTACAATTACCAAAGCAGGAACAAACCAACCCATACCCGTTGTTTACGGATTTAGACGTGTCGGTGGTAACCTAACCTTTGTTGAAACAAATGGAACATCAAACAAATATCTATATGCCGTGTTTGCATTGTGCGAAGGTGAAATAGAAGGTATTCATAAAATACTTGTTGAAGATGTTGAACTGCCTTATCCAAGCGGTCCAACATACACACCAGGACAGGTGTATACAGTAACGGAAGGACGTTTTGCAAATAGAATTCAATTCCAGGTATTCAATGGAACGGAAGATCAAGGTCAAAGCAGTCTAGCAAATGAAACACCAACTTGGCCAACAAAGAGCAGAAAACTACCAGGCGTTGCTTATGTGGTATTTCGCTTTGAATGGAAAGAAATCAAAACACAGGATGATGCCAACAACAATCCATTTG